CTTTGTTAACTTGATCCTTTATTAGATCTAACTCCTCTGATTTATAAGAAACGAATTCAGTTTTAATCTTATTCTTATCCAGATAATACTTAATGATGTTGGAATCCATCCCGCTGGAAAGCAGTAATGAAATACCATCTATTTTGTTTTCTATCCTGTTTAAAATAGCGTTCTCTAAAAGATCCCCTATATTATTTGATAAGGGTGCTTTCATTTCTAAAATGTAGTTCCTTCTATTTATCACTCTAGCTGATAAATGAGAGAAATCATAGCAGTAAAGAATATCAGGGATAGCCCTATTTATTTGATCAAAACTTGTTCCAGATTTAAGGAAGGAGTTTTCTGTATAGTTGCTTCTAAAATTAGATTTCAATAGCGGTTTAATCTCTGATGATATCCCCTCCTCTGAAAAGTATAGTTGTTTTTTTCCAAGTGGATCTGTAAAGAAATAAACTGAATTATTTTTGATAACAGAGATAGACCAAAATCCATCCCACTTTAAAGACTCCTGATATATCTTAGCAACATCATATCTATGTTTATAAAATAGATTAGATAAATACTCCAGATCAGATTTGCACTTTCTGTCAAGCTCCTTATAGTTAAAAATCTCACCGTTAAAAACAAATGAATAAGATCCATGAGTAATTGGCTGTGAGTAGGATGTTTTGTAGCTGCTTAGTGATAGTGAGTAAAAATCTATAGTAAATAAATCTTTTTTACTCTGTACATGAGTAAGCCCTCTGTGCTTTATTAGCTCAGATGTTCCTTTTTCATGGAACTTATTTTTAAGAATTGTATATCCGCACATATTAAAATAAATTAAGTTGTTTGTTTTTAAATGGTTGTTTTAGCAGTCTGGATGCTTTGAAATCCTGTTTGATTCCGTTCAATAAATAATCAGAAAGCTGTCTTGCAAACTCTTGAGGGAATTGAACAGGCATACATTTACCTGTTTGCTTGAGCAGAGATAAATGTTCCTTAGTGGAGTATTGATAAGTCAAAGGACTCAAAATGAAATCATCTTCAAATCCCTGAATTCTTAATCTTTCTCTCATTGTTAGAGGTCTGTAGTATTCATCAAAGATCCAATAATTATCGTAAAAGCCTCCTCCTCCAGATAATACAGGAGCAGTCTTTTCAATTGACACAACTCCATATCCAGGCTTTAACTTCATTTCACCTTTACGGTTGTAATAAGGGAGATTTGAATTTTTATAATAAAGATCAAACCATGGTTGCATTTCTTGCAGTGTTAACTTCCCCTCTTTTTTAATCCCAATCTGATAACCAGACCATTGAGTTAGATCTGTTAATTTCATTTTCTGATGATTAGGAGTATTATCATCAATATCGCTGATTGCATCAATTAATTTTTTATTATGAGCACGTTCATTTGGAACAAAAAACCAATCCAGATCTTTATGAACTCCTATAATAAAAAGACGATTCCTATTTTTCTGGATGTTTCCGTATCCCCAATTTGATACCATTTCAAAATATAGATTGTAATCAGGAAAAGATTTCTCCCAATCATCTTTAGTTACAGCCATTAAAGATTTAGGTAAATTATCAACTAAAAATGTTTTTGGTTCGTACTTCTGACAAAGATCAATGAACTTATAAATGTCACCAGGGTCAACGTTTCTTGTATCTCTATTTTTACCAGTGTAAAGATTGCTGAAGTTTCCGCACTCTGGATGACTTACTATGCAGTCCACTCCTTTAAATCTTTCTATCGGATCATAACTTTGTAAATTTTCACATCCATAATTACGACTATATGTTCCACTAAGATCGTAGTATTTTCTCCACTCATGAGAATGTAAAACTTTAAAACCTTCCTTTCTAAAACCATATTGGAGTGAACCTACTCCGCTTGTTATTCCGATTACTTTTAGCTCCATTTTTTTATAATTTTATTAAGTGAGTATAAATCTGTTTGAAAGCAGTGTAGAGACCCTATCCAATAGCTTAAATATCCTGTTTGTAATCCTGTTTTCTCAGCAACATGTTGTAGTAATCTGTATGACAAATAAAGATCATTTCTAAGATGTCTGATAGCATCGCAGGATCTAATTAGAAATTTAATATTCAATTTACCTTTCTCCATAAAGAACCAATATCCAATAGTGCATGGAATACGATTTCCATGATTAGATTGATCCTCTGGATGCCAAATTGATAAGAAAGCCTGTCTTGTATTATTGTCATCATTTATTCTTTTAATGATGTCATTTAGATCCCCATAATCAAATCTAATCCCTTTGTAACCCTTGCACCAAATTCTCTCCATATAGTTGTGACTGAATTGTCCTTCACCCCTGAATAAAAAATCTGACTGCCCATTGTAGTAAGGCCAATTTTTATAAGCCTTACCAGGATTAATTGGTAGCCCTCCTATTCTTTCTTGGAAGTGCTCTTCGGCCCATTCAAGATCACAGTTAAAAGATTCCTCTAAGTTTTCATCATCAGAGATATAAATTTTATTATCAACATTAAAAATACTAACAATTGGATTTGCTGAATCAATTTGAACAGATTGCCATTTATCCGATTTTATAATTTGATGATTTTCTGATAGATCCTTTAGATCCCATAAAATTTCTTTTCTCATAAATCAATACCATTTTTAAAGTTATTGTAAGCACCTAAGTATGCAGCTGCATCAAGCAAAGAATCCTCTTTATAAGAATAGGAGTTCCTTGCAAGTTTAAGTGCAATCTGGATCATGTAGACATCTTCTGTTGTGAATTGTTTACCAGAAATTAAAGTGGCGATCTGAGCGCACTTACTGTTGCATTCACTGAAAGGGCCATATTGCCTTTCTTTTTCCTCCTTACGGAGGTTTACAATTTCATTTGCTTTTTCTAAGATGTTCATAATGGAAATTAAAAATCCCTATCCCTTCGAGGTAGAAGCTCTCCGGGAATAGGGATAAAATTTTAGTTATTTGGAATGGTACTTCTACTACCTAACTGACGCAAATGTATCTATATCTTTTTTAATAAAAAAATTTATTTTTGTTAAAATTGTTAAAAGTTTTCACCTAAGAAATTTTTGTTATCCTGTAAAGGAGGAAGATCATTCATGACAACTGGCCTATCCCAATCCATTATGCTGGTTGTTTCACCAATCCATCTTGTCCTGATTTCTCCAGTGACTCCTCCTCTAAATTTAGCAATTATTTTTATTAGCAACCCTTCAGTTCTTATTTGTTCATTTCCGTACAGGTATGTATCAAGTTCATAATATTCGGGTCTCATTAAAAATATTACCATATCCGCATCCTGCTCAATGGCACCTGAATCACGCAGATCAGACAATTGAGGTTTTTTAGAAGGTCTCAGTTCTACCTGACGGCTTAATTGAGAAAGCGCAATGATTGGAATATCTAACTCTTTTGAAAGCTTTTTTAATCCCCTGCTGATCTTAGAAATTTCCTGCTCTCTGTTGTCTTTGGAATCCGCCCCATCCATTAATTGAAGATAATCAATAATGATCATTTCAATTTTAAATTCTCTTTTCATTCTCAAAGCCTTGGATCTTAATCGCTGGATGGAGAGGGCAGGAGTATCATCAATATAGAGCGGTAGGTCTTTAAACACTTTACAGTCAGTTCTAAGCGACGTTAGTTCAAATGGATCTACTACATTGTTATTTATTTTTTGTGAGCTTATACCACTCTCTTTTGACATTAAACGGCCAGCTAACTCTTTTCCTGTCATTTCCAAGCTGAAAAATCCAATAGGGATACCTAATTTTGCCGGATGATAAGCATAATCGAGGGCCACTGCAGTTTTACCCATGGCCGGACGAGCTGCTAATATAATTAAATTACCTTTACGCCATCCGTTTGTTTGCTTCTGTAAGCTATGTATTGACATTGGAATCCCTGTAGGTTTTCCTTCATTCAATGCTTTCATACAGTCAGCAAGAACTTCATCCGATAAATTCTCCAGCTTTTTAGCTTTCTTACTCTCAATCACATTTAGCATGTTATTGATTTCCGTTCCAGACCAATCAATCAGATCAAAGCAGTCAGTTGAATCATCATAAGCTTTTCGAATCATCTCAGTCCCCAGACGGATTGTTTCCCTTAAAAGAAATTTCTGAACTATAATAGCGGCATGAGTTTCAATATTAGCAGCTGTGGAGACATCATTTGTTAAACTCATAATGTAGTAACCTCCACCCACTATTTCATATTCCCCTGTTCGCTTTAATTCCCCTGCGATTGTTAAATAGTCAATCGGCTTTGAGCTTGATATTAAATTTTGACAAGCTTTATAAATCAATCCATGAGCTTCATTATAGAAATGCTCAGGTCTGATCATCGCAGAGATTGTGTCATAACTTTCTTGGTAAAGAATAACAGATCCAATTAAATGCTTTTCTGTCTCCACTGATTGAGGTTGTAATTTACCTATGTTAGTATCATATAATTTTTTTGCCATTACTCTAATCTACGCCCTCCCTTTGGCTTCTCTAAATTAATTTTATCTTTGTTCTGCAACCATGTGTTCCTGAAGTGATCTACAAATTTTCCATAGCTAGGATATTCAGAATTCGCTTTTATCTTAAAATGAGGGATATAAGCCTTTAAAACTTCAACAGTAGTTTTCTGAGTTCTTGCCATTTCCACGATGTGTGATCCATTTTCAAAATCTAAAAAAAACTGGCTTATAGTACTTATAGTACTAGTAGTACTTATATCTCTATTTCTATTTACAAGTTGCATTGCAATTGTATCAGTTTCTTTTACATTTGCATTACAAATGCACGCTTTTGTCTTACATTTGCATTGCTTTTGTTCTTTTCTATTTCTCCAGACTTCTTTTGCAGTTTCACTCATATTGTTTGATTTCTTATTTCTTTTATCCATTTCCATCGTCAGACGTTCATTATAGAATCCGGTTTCAGTTTCTATAAATTTATTTCTGATCAAGGTATTTGTTCCAACTAAAGCGTTAAAGGAATCCTTATCGATCAGACCTCCATGTTGATGCTGGGAGCACATTAATCTTATGTAGATTCCTATATGCTCATTTGTCATGAACATCGTTCCTGTTAAGAAATCGCTTGGATAAAATAGGAATGCTGGATCTTTTGCCATTGTTTTTGTTATTATCTTATTAGTGTTTCTATTTTAAAGGAGAAGTATTCATGTCCCTTCTGTACATCTACGACATCCACAACCCCTCTTTTAATTAACTTATCATTAAAACCATATTTCTCAGCAATACAGTCTTGAGCTGTTTTGATACAGTTATCCCAATCACCTGAGATGGAACTTAATCCAAACTCAAGGTAGATAACAAATGGCGGGGAAGGGATCTTGTAGTTATCAGGTAGTAAAAATCTAAGATCTCTTTTAAATAAATCATATTTAGGAGTTCTAAATCTACGACCCTGATAAGCCTCATTTATGCTCAGAGGTTTTCTGAAGATTTTAATCATGATAATGTCCCTAGTTTTGATTTAATAAATTGATCATAAGATTCTAAATACTGACGGCAAAGGATAACTCTGTCTATAAC